ATATAAGATTGGTGGAGCCGACGCCCTGGAAGTGGAAGATAACGAAGAAAGAAGTTCAGATTACCGTAAGGGCGCTGGAGTTGACGCTGCATTTAAAAAGTTCTTGTCGCTCTCTTCAAAACAAAATCCGAAAAACCGATTTAAAAAGAATCCGCCCCGACCCGGCCCGGGCGAAGTTGATAAGGGATAGTAAAAAGTTGAATGGCAAAAACATATCAATTAACAAAAGCCGATATCAAGAAAGAACTTATCAAATGCGGTAAAGATCCGGTTTATTTTATTAACAACTATGTTAGAATTTCACACCCCATAAAAGGGCTTGTGGCTTTTAATCTGTATCCTTTTCAAGAAGAGGCTGTCAAAGATTTTCAAGATCATCGTTATAATATTGTTTTAAAGGCAAGGCAGCTAGGTATATCAACAACAATATCTGCTTATATTACATGGCTTATGTTGTTTCATAGAAGTAAAAACGTTGTTGTTTTGGCAACGAAACTACAAACTGCCGCCAACCTTGTTAAGAAAACAAAGTTGGCCATGAAGTCGTTGCCAGATTGGATGATGATTTCTAAAATTGTTATTGACAACAGAAATTCTTTTAAGTTAGACAATGAAAGCGAAGTGAAGGCAATTTCAACTTCAGGAGACGCTGGTCGCTCAGAGGCGCTTTCTTTGTTGGTCATTGACGAGGCGGCAATTATTGATACCTTGGATGACTTGTGGGCCGGCTTGTTGCCAACTTTGTCTACCGGCGGCGATTGTATTATTGCATCAACGCCAAAGGGTGTAGGAAACATGTTTCATAAGTTGTATAGTGAAGCAGAGCAAGGCATAAATGATTTTAGTTACATGGTACTTCCTTGGGACAAGCACCCAGAAAGAGATCAAGATTGGTTTGAGAAAGAATGTCGTAACATGTCAAGGCGAGAAATCGCGCAAGAATTACAATGTAATTTTAATATGTCTGGCGAAACATTGCTGGCCGGCGAAGATTTAGAAAGAATTAAAAATATTCTTGAGGAGCCAGTATATAAAACGGGCTTTGATCGAAATTTATGGATTTGGGAAAAGTTTGATGCATCAAAAAAATATTTTTTAGTAGCCGATGTAGCTCGCGGCGACGGACAAGACAGTTCAACTTTTCATATTTTTAATTCAGAAGCAATGGAACATGTTGCAGAATATAAAGGCAAACTTCCTATAGATATGTTTGCGTCTTTGATTTATGAAACTAGCAAAGAATATGGGTTTTGTTTAACAGTGGTCGAGAACAATTCAATAGGTATGTCTGTCTTGGATAAGTTGATAGATATGAACCATCCAAATATTTATTATTCTAGAAAGGGGAGCCACGAACACGTTGATCAATATTTAGCAGAACAACAACAAGCAGTTAGTCCCGGGTTTACTACAACAGTTAAAACTCGCCCATTGGTGGTTGCTAAACTTGAGGAACTAATTAGAAACGAGGCTATAAAAATAAAATCAAATAGACTATATAATGAATTTAAGACATTTGTTTGGCACAACGGTAAGGCACAAGCTATGCGCGGCTATAATGATGATTTGGTTATAGCGTGCGCAATCGCTTGCTGGGTGCGCGAAACCGCGCTGGTTGTTAATAAACAAGATCTGGCCTACAAACGGGCCATACTAGGTTCTTTATTTAAAACACAAAAATCGATTAATACAACTGTCCAGGGAATGCACGGGTATGAGAGGAAGAAAAAATATGTTAAGCCCGATCCGAAAAATATAGTTATGAATATTGATAAACCCTTTTTTGTAAGGTAGTAAATAATGGCTTATAGAAATATGAAAAACAAAAAACGAAATTTAGGCAGCAATCCTAATAATCCCGATTCAACTTTATTTAAAAAGTTAACAAGATTATTTTCAGGTCCAATTATTAATTATCGGCAACAACATGCTAGAAAATTAAGACGACACAAATTAGACAAATACGCAACTACTTTTAGGAGTATGAGCGGCCAGCAGTTTAAAAAGAAAACGTATAATCCTTTTGATCAGATTATGTCAGGAATGATGAAGCAACAACATCGTTCTGAAAGATATGCTGATTTTGATCAAATGGAATTTACGCCAGAATTAGCTTCTGCTTTAGATATATATGCTGATGAAATTACCACTCATACTCAATTTAGTAAGGTATTAAAAATTGATTGTCCTAATGAAGAAATTAAAAATATTTTAGAAACCTTATATTACCAAGTATTAAATGTCGAGTTTAATCTTTTTGGGTGGGCCAGAACCTTATGCAAATACGGCGACTTCTTTTTGTATTTAGATATAGATGACACAATTGGTGTTAAAAGCGCCATTGGTTTGCCGCCCGGCGAAATTGAAAGATTAGAGGGCGAAGACCCGACAAATCCAAATTATGTTCAATACCAATGGAATTCTGCTGCAATGACATTGGAAAATTGGCAGCTTGCTCATTTTAGAGTACTTGGCAATGATAAATATGCGCCATACGGCACTAGCATTTTAGATCCAGCGAGAAGAATTTGGAGACAAATGACATTATTGGAAGATGCAATGATGGCTTATAGAATTGTCCGAGCGCCAGATCGCCGCGTCTTTTATATTGACGTAGGCGGAATTCCACCAGAAGAAGTTGAACAATTTGTAGAAAAAGCAATGACACAGATGAGAAGACATAATGTTGTTGACGCAAATACGGGAAAAATTGATTTAAGATATAATCCAGCTTCAATTGAAGAAGACTTTTGGATTCCTGTTCGCGGCGGCACCAGCGGAACAAAAATTGAGAATCTTGGTGGCCAAGCTAGAACTGGAGATATCGATGATGTCAAATATTTAAGAGACAAGCTGTTTGCTGCAATTAAAATTCCAATGTCTTATTTGATTCGCGGCGAAGGCGGCGAGGAAGACAAAGGTTCGTTAGCACAAAAGGATATTAGATTCGCAAGAACTATTCAAAGATTGCAGCGGTCAGTAATATCTGAATTAGAAAAAATTGCAGTTGTCCACCTTTATACTTTGGGATATAAAGGCCATGATTTAATTTCATTTAAATTGCATTTACATAATCCTTCAAAAATTGCTGAATTGCAAGAAATTGAACACTGGACACAGAAACTTAATGTCGTAGCTGCAGCCACGGAACAAATTTTCAGTAGAAGGTGGGTTGCACAAAATATTTTAAACATTTCGGACGAAGAATTTGTGCGCTGCCAAAGAGAGCGTTATTATGACAAGAAGATTGATCAAATGGTTGAAAAGGCTGCAGAAGCAACTGGCGCCGCAGCAGGCGCACTAAGCACGGCTTCTGAAATGGGCGGCGTTCAGGCCGCAACCGGTGCCGAAGCTGCGCCCGAGGCCGGCGAAGCAGGTGCGGCCGGCGAAGAAGCTTTTGGCGGTTTAGGCGGCGGCGAAATGGCTCTGCCGGCTGGAGAAGAACTGGGTGGCGAAGAAGCCGGCGCACCAGTCCCACCAGAAGTTGGTCCGGCCACCGGCGAAGAAGAAGAGGGGGTATTAATGGCAGCCCCAGCCGGCATTGGTCCGGGCAAAAGAGATGAAGATCATGCATGGATTAAAGTTTCTAGGGGCGATATAATGGGCCGGCAGCACACAACAACTTCTGGAGCGAAAGGCAAGTGGTATGAGCCGACGCCCAAAGGCATGGATCAGAGGCGGTCAGCGGCAAGAAGAAAGAATATGAAATCGCAAGCTGGACCGGCGCAATTTGGCCGCCGCGGCATCGGCGTTGATGTTTTTGATCGGTTGGCTCATGGCATTGTTTCTGAAAACAAGTCTAATTACAATGATAAGACTGAAAAAGAACTTTTTCAAACCAATATAGAAGTAAAAATGTTGATTGAAAGTTTGGAGAAAAAAACGAATGAAGCTCAAACATAATAAAAGAAGAAATACGGCTTTTTTGTATGAAATTCTTGTTAAAGAATTGACGCGCGCCACCATACAAAATAATTTAAAGAAGAAACAAATTGTTGTTCAAACTATTAAAGAATTTTTTAACAAGAGTTCTGTATTAGGAAGGGAACTTGATGTTTATAAAACGCTCAACAAGGCTCACGGATTAAAAGAAAAAGATGCAGAAAAATTATTATCTGAAATTAAAAAGATATATTGGAACACTATTCAGCCTGAAAATGTATACAAGGCGCAGTCTAAATTAATCTCTAAAATTAATAAAAATATTTCATCAAATGTTTTTACAAATTTTGTTCCGAATTATAAAAATTTAGCTAGCATATTTCATATTTTTAATAAGAAAACTGCAGTTAAAAGCAAAGTGTTGATGGAAAGACAAGTTATACAAAGAATGATGACTACGCCCCAACAACAGAAAAAACAAGATATGCAAATTTCAAATACAACTTTGAAAATTTTTGCAAAGAAGTTTAACAACTCGTATGATGAACTATTGAGCGAACAAAAAGAGTTGCTTTCTAAATTTGTTTCTTCTTTTAAAGACAGCGGTCTTGAATTTAAAATATTTTTGAATGAAGAAATCGCAAGACTTAAAGAAGAAATAAAAGAATCTTTAGATGTGGAAAATATAAAAACCGATCCAGAGATGGTTTCGAAGACAGAAAACGTTTTAAAGGTTTTAGAAGATTTTAAAGGACAATATATAACAGAGGGTTTGCTCAAAAAAGTTCTTAAAATACAACAATTGGCCAAAGAGATTAAAGTAAATGATTGAAGAACAAATCAGAGTCGTTGTTAGCGCTCTAGAGCCCGAGAAAGGCCCTATAACTTTGCGCCTTGCGGAACCACCGCCCCCCGACCCGGGAGTAAAACTTAAAGTTGGCCTAGATCCAGATACCAAAATTAAATTAATAATTAAAGAGCCTATTAAAGTATATTTAAAAATTAGAAGTAGTTTGGGCGGCGATTATATGATTTTTGATCACCCTCTTTATGATATTGCGATTATGCCCGGTAAAAATAAAATTATAACATTTGTGCGCGGCGATGCTCAAATTGATCCTTATCCCTCACAAAATAAATTTTTTAATTTTTTACGATATAAGGGCATAATATTGGCTGATAGTATTCAGGCGGGCGGTGTTTACGGCTCGCTGGAAGCGACATATCCTGTTAATAATGATATTGATACTCTTGAGGTAATTTTATTAGCAGTTTATGATTTCTTAAAAGAAGAAGCGCCCGATATGATGTCTGTGCTTGATTATGAAAATTCAATAGAAGATTTATATACAGAGCCTTCAGAAGAAGATACGACAGAATATGGCGAAGTTCCTC